ATGGAACGCGGTGCAGATGTGCGACTGTTGATTGATCATGAAGGCGTGCCACTTGCCCGCACTACGTCGGGAACGTTGCGTCTGCATGAAGACGAACGCGGATTGGCAGTTGCGGCTGACCTTGATCCGAACAACCCAGACGCGATGCGTGTCATGTCGGCGTTGAAGCGCGGCGACCTATCGCAGATGTCGTTTGCCTTCCGCACGATCAAGGATTCATGGTCGGACGACATGACGGTTCGTGAACTTGACGAAGTCGACTTGTTCGATGTCAGCGTTGTGACGTTCCCAGCGTATGAACGCACCGTTGCAGAGATCAGGTCTAGACAGTTGCAAGAAGTAGAGAGTTCAGATAACCTAGGACATCAATCGATCGGTGTGAATGTGCGACGCGCACAACTCGCACTTGCTCGGTTGATCAGATAAGTCGAAAGGACACCGACCATGACATACTCGGCAACACTCAATGAGAAGCGCGATGCAGCACTCGCGCTGGCTGATGACATCGTTGCAAAGGCGACCGCCGATGCACGTGAACTGACCGCCGACGAAGATAAGCAGATCGCTGACACCCTTGAAGTCGTGCGCGATCTCGATGAGCAGATCCGTCGTCATGTCGAACTCGAACAGCGTGCAGCAGCAGCCGCAGAAGCACGCAAGGCAAACAACGTCGAGCAGGCAGTCACCGCAGTCAAGAGTGAGCCGCGCACCTACGCACCAAAGAGCGATCATTCGTTCATTCGCGATGCGTTCGCAGCGCAGTTCATGAACGACTTTGCCGCTTCCGAGCGTCTCGCACGTCACATGAACGAAGAACGTGTCGAACGTCGTGATGTCACCAGCGCAAACTTCGCTGGATTGATCGTCCCGCAGTTCTTGACCAACCTTGCCGCGCCGTTCGCGCGTGCAGGTCGCCCGTTCCTTGACGTTGCCCGCAAACACCAGTTGCCGAACGAAGGTCTGACTCTGTCGATCAGCAAAGTGACGACTGGTTCAGCAACCGCCGTGCAGACCGAAGGTGCTGCCGTGCAGGAAACCAACATGGACGACACCAAGTTGGACGTGTCGGTCGTGACCGTTGCAGGTCAACAGAACGTGTCGCGTCAGGCGATCGAGCGTGGTACGAACATCGACACGCTTGTCATGGCAGACCTTGTGTCGGCATACCACACCAACTTGGACTCGCTGTTCGTGACCACTTCGGCAACGTCGTTGACCAACGTGATCACGCAGGTCGTGACCTACACCGACGCATCGCCAAGCGTTGCAGAACTCTACCCGAAGGTCGTTGACGCGGTGCAGCGCATCCAGACCAACTTCTTCGCAGGTCCGAACTTCATCCTGATGCACCCACGTCGTTTGGCGTTCATCTTGGCTGCTGTCGACGGTCAGAACCGCCCACTCGCTGTTCCAGTACCGAACTTCAACGGTCAGCCTGCGTTCGCATCGGGCAACGGTGCGCCTGTCTACGGAAACTCGGGCTACACCATGCTCGGTTTGCCGATCATCACCGACGCAAACGTCATCACCACCAACGGTGCTGGCTCGAACGAAGACGTGATCATCGTCGGCAACACTCAGGAAGCCCACTTGTGGGAGCAGGGTGCAGGCGAACCGATGATGCTGCGCTTCGAACAGCCGAAGGCTGCCGAACTCGACATCACGATGATCGTCTACGGCTACTCAGCGTTCACCGCGAACCGCTACCCCAACGCCTTCGCACTTGTCGGCGGCACGGGTCTGGTCACCCCAACGTTCTAAGTTGTTGCGCGATCAACGCGCGATGATGAACAACGGTAGGATCGGCACATGAACCACCACATTGCTGCGCTACTGCTTGAACGTGACGGATACATTGCGCGCGGTCTACATGACCGCGTTGCAATGGTCAATGACGTGTTGCGATCACTCGGGCATGTCGTCGACGTTGTTGAGACATCATCGATTGAACACGACGTTGAAACAACGACTAGAAAGAAGCCGACACGACGCAAGAAAGGTTGACGTATGCCTATCACGAACGGCTACTGCACGTTGAATGAAGTGAAGGCAGCGTTGCGTTTGAGTGATGCGATCGATGATGCGTTGATCGAGAACTCGATTGAAGGTGCGTCACGTCGCATCGACGGATACTGCGGAAGGTTCTTCTATCAAACGACGCAGGCGATCAAGTTCTTTGCGTCTGACTCTTATCGTTTGCCCGTACCTGACATCTCATCGACATCAGGTTTGGTTGTCGCAACCGATGATGACGGTGACGGGACGTTCGAGACAACTTGGACGTTGAATACCGACTATGTCGTCGAACCGCTTGATGCCGTGTTGCAAACACGTCCCTACCGAACGATCACGGCGATCGGTGGCAAGACGTTCCCGTTGTTCTACATTCCACAAGAGATGGGCGTGCGTGTGACTGCGACATGGGGTTGGGCAGCGATACCTGATGACGTGCGTGAAGCGTGCGTGTTGTTGTCGATGCGTCAGTTTGCGCGCTACAACGCTGCGCTTGGTGTCATGGCGTTTGGTGACATGGCGGTGTCGGTGCGATCAGTTGATCCTGACGTGCGTGACTTGTTGTCGCCCTACCGAATGTTGGGCGTTGCCTGATGCCCGCAACTGTTTCACAAGTTGCAACGGGGTTGAAGAACCGTCTTGCGACCGTTTCGGGGCTTCGCGCGTTTGACTATCAACCCGAACAACTGAACCCGCCTGTCGCGTTTCCCGTGATTGAGTCGATCGAGTATCACGCAGCAATGGGCGGTGGTGACGTGCAGATGCGTTTCAACGTGTTTGTCATTGTCGGGCGATACCTTGACCGCGTTGCACATGCGAACCTTGACGCATACTTGTCCTACGGCGGTGCGTCGTCATTGCGGGCAGCGTTAGAAGGCGATCGAACATTGGGCGGTGTCGCGCAAACGTTGATCGTTGACACGGCAACAAGCATCAGCAGTTTGACTGTTGCAGAAGCCGACTTTCTTCAGATAGTATGTTCGGTAGTCGTTCACGCATAAGGACAAACTAATGACCGCTTACAAGATCACCAGCGACAACACAACGCTCGGCAAACAAGGTGCGACCATCGATGATGATGCACTTGTCGGGTTCAATGTTGACGCGTTGATCGAAGGCGGTCACGTCGAAGTCGTGAACAACGCACCAAAGAAGTTTGACAAGAAAGAGCAGGACTAACTCATGGCAGCAATCGTTCTCACCGACGTATCGGTCACGATCAACTCGGTCGCCGTATCAGGCAAGGCAACGAATGTTGTCATCACCTACGAGAAGGAAGCCGTTGAGATCACCGCGTTCGGAGATAACTCGCGCAACTTCGTGGGGGGACTCGGCAACGTGACCTGCGACGTGACGCTCAATCAGGACTTCGCCGCGTCAAGCATCGAAGCAACGATCTATCCGCTTGTCGGTACGACCACGACCGTCACGTTCAAGCCGACTTCTGGTGCGGTCAGCGCGACGAACCCGTCCTACACGATTACTGGTGCGTACTTGGCATCTCACACCCCGATCAACGGTGCGGTGGGCGAGTTGTCAACGACCGAACTGTCGTTCCAAGGCGGCACGATCGCAAAGGCAACTGCCTGACATCAATGATCACACGAAAGGGGTCATGACATGAAGATCAATCTGACTGTCACTTACAACGACGGAACAACGCGTGACGTGCAGGCGGTGTTTGCTGACTTTGTTGGTTTCGAGCGCACATGGCAACGATCAGTCGCACGTTTCGAGACAGAGATCAGGTTGACTGACTTGGCGTGGCTTGCGTGGTCATCGGAAACACGAAACAAGAACACCGACAAGAAGTTTGATCCCGACTGGATTCAGACGATCGAGAATGTCGAGATCGGTGACGTTGACGGTGATACCCCTTTGGCGACGACTCAGCCCATTGGCTGATCTGTTCAATCGCTGCTGAAACGGGCATTGCCCCGTCGGTGTTATTGCAGGAGTCAGAGTCAACGATTGAAACATTGATCGCGTATCTTCGTTGGCGTGCGAAACGAATGAACACACGCAGGCGGTGATGACATGGCGAAACAACCTAGGATCTCGGGACAGTCAGGCGGGTACGGCAAAGTCGAAGTCATGAACTTGACACCGTTCCTACGTGAGATCAAGAAGGCAACCGACAAAGGTGCGGCTGATGCGTTGTTGCAAGAAGCGAATGAACGTGTCGCCCGTGTTGTCATTCGAGGTGCGCAGGCGTTGGCGAGAACGAAACAGCAACGCAAAGCGGCTGCCACACTTGAAACGTCAAGCAGTCGCATGGCAGTCAAAGTTGTTGGTGGTGGCAAAGGCGTGCCGTACTTCGGTGGCGCGAACTTCAATGCGCGCATCAATGAGACACGTCTGATCAAAGCCCCGAACGTTCGTGGTACGCGCGCACGTGCGACACTTGTTCGATCAGGTGAGAACATCGACAAGGTTGCGCGTCGTGTGGAGTCGCAGTATGTAGATAGTCGTGGGCGCAACATCGGGCGACGTGCGGGCGGTACACAAGTCACGTTGTCACGCACGAAGGCAGGCGGGTTGCGTTCGATCAAAGGTTGGAACAACTTTACGGCAAAGGGTCAACCGCCCGTTGCATGGGTGAAGAACAAAGACAACTTCGTCTATGCGTCGGTGACAATGAACTATGACGCGATCGCTGCGTCCTATCAACGTTTCATCGACGACAACCTAGGCGACGCGTTCCCTGACTAACACGTCGCAGGGTACGATTGAACAATGGCACGCGAACGCAAACTGACGCTGACGATCCTTGGCAACGCCAAGGGTGCGATGTCGGCATTGACGGGCGTAGGCAATGCGGGCGACACGTTGGGATCGAAGTTAGGCGGGTTGACGAAGAAGGCGGGTATCGCGTTTGCTGCGATGTCGGCAGGGGCGGCAGTCATGGGCAAGCAGTTCATTGATGCGGCTTCTAACTTGCAAGAGTCGATGTCGAAGGTCAATGTCGTGTTCGGTGACTCAGCCAAAGGCGTGACCGACTTCGCGAAACAGTCAGCAGCGTCGTTGGGTATCTCTCAACAGAAGGCGTTGGAAGCGGCTGGTACATACGGCAACCTGATCAAAGCGTTCGGGTTGACGAATGAACAAGCAACCGACATGTCGGTGAACATGGTGAAACTTGCTGCCGATCTTGCGTCGTTCAACAACACGTCTGTCGATGACGCGTTGAACGCGTTGCGGTCAGGTTTGTCAGGTGAGACAGAACCGTTGAAGCGGTTTGGTGTTGCGTTGAATGATGTGCGCTTGAAGGAAGAAGCGATGCGCATGGGATTGATCAAGACGACATCGGGAACGTTGCCCATTGCGATCAAGACACAAGCCGCCTACGCGTTGATCATGAAGGATACCGCGCTTGCGCAAGGCGACTTCGAGCGTACAAGTGACGGTGTTGCGAACAAGCAAAGGATCATTGCAGCGCAGTTTCAAGACGTGTCAGCGCAGATCGGAACCGCGTTGTTGCCTGCGTTCTCGATGATGCTTGATGTTGTCAGCACGAAGGTGTTGCCGTTGTTGACGGGTTTCGGGACAGCGTTGCAAGAAGGCGGGTTCTCGGGTGGGATCGAGTTTGTGATCAGCAAAGTCAAGGAACTTGCACCGCAGATGTTGCAGGCGTTCGTTGACATGTTCAACAACGTCACGTCATGGTTGTCGACCGAAGGCAAGGCGTTGATCGTGCGCGGGTTCAACTTCTTGACTGATGCGTTGACTCAATGGATCTTGCCTGCGCTACCAAGTGCGATCGACAAGATCATCATGTTCATGCAACGTTTCATCGGTTGGCTTACGTCAGACGGGATCGGGTTTGTTGTGCGTGCGATGTCACGTCTTGGTGACGCGTTGATCGGTTGGATCGTTCCGATGTTTCCGAAACTACTTGACAAGTTGAAGGCATACGCGCAACAGATCGTCACGTTCTTGCTTGATGTCGCGTTGCCTAACCTTGTCGCGAACGTTCAACAGTTGGGTGACAAACTTGTCGGGTGGATCGGTGAAGCGGCACGTGAACTTCCGCATCGACTTGTCACATTCTTAGGCGAGTTGGCTGGCTGGCTGTTGTCGAACGCTGTTCCAAAGTTGCTCGAACTTGGTGGCAAGTTGTTGATGTCGTTGATCAAGTGGACTGCGTTGTTGGGCAAGGACTTGATCATTGGGATCGGTGGGGCTGTTGTCGCACTTGTCGCAGCGTTGCCTGACTTGTTCATGGGTTTCATCAAAGGACTTGGGAACATTGCGGTCAACGCAGTTCAGTTCTTCATTGACAAGTTCAAGATGTTAGGAACGAAGATTGCTGAGTTGGCGGTTGGTGCAGTCAACTTCTTGATCGACAAGTTCAACGCGATCCCGCTAGTTCCGAACATCGACAAAGTCACGATTGACACGAACAAGTTGACGACTGCAATGGGTTTGACTGCAAAGGAAGTCACGACGGTATCGACGACATTCAGGACTGCCGATCAAGCGTCGCGACGATACGGGACAGAACTTGCTGATGTCGCCAATCAAACCAAAGGCGTGAAGGCATCGACGGACGCGTTGAACGGTGCGTTGGGCGGCACGGGTGGCGGCGCGGGCGGTGGTGGCGGCGCGGGCGGTGGCACGAAGAACGCATTGAAGCAGGCACAAGAACAGTTGAAGAAGTACACGTCTGCGTTGCAAACGAATGAAGAACGCAGTCGATCAGCCGCGCAAGCAACGAAGGATGTCGGCAAAGCGAAGGACGCATTGAAACTGAGTGTCGCGAATGTCGACAAGGCGCAGGCACGTTTCAACATGGTCATCGGTGGTTTCCCGAAGTCAAGCAAAGAAGCGATCGAAGCGACGAAACAACTTGATCAAGCGAACCGTCGTTTGCGTGACGCGAACATTCGTCAAGAAGAAGCGGTGCGTGGTGTTGCGGCAGCCGAGAAACGGCTTGCTGATCTGCGTGCGTTGACTGCTGATCCTGCGTCTGTCGCTGATGCAGAACGCAACTTGACACGTGCCAAGTTCAACATTGAACAAGCGAACTTTGATGTCATTGAAGCCGAGAAGGAACTTGCAGAGTTGCGATCATCGTCCGATGCGAACCCGATTGAAGTACGCAAGAAAGAGATCGCGCTCGAAGAAGCAAAGTTGCGTGTCATCGAAGCGACGATCGGTCAACAGCAGGCGACGAAGGATCTTGACGATGAACGCAATCGTGCAGCGTCGCCCGAACAGATCGCAGAAGCGGAACGTGACTTGGAGTCGGCAAAGTTGGCTGTCGTTGACGCGATCGATGAAACGCGCGACGCAACACTTGAACAGTCAGAAGCACAAGCAACATTGAACGAAGTGATCAACGGTGCGACCGAAGGCAGCGATGCCTACAAAGAAGCCCTTGACGCGTTGAATGAAGCGAAGGACAAGCAGGTCGAAGCAAGTGAACGTGTCGAAGAAGCGTTGTTGCGTGAACGGGACGCGGTGCGTGATCTTGCGGAAGCGCAACGCGAGTTGTTGACGTTGCAGTCAACGGTTGACAAGGCGACACGTGATCGCGCGGAACGTGCGTTCGGAAAGGTGACTGTTCCGTCTACGTCGATCGCAGGCACGACGACAGCAGCATCAACAGCAGCCGCGATGACATCACCAAACGGTACGGGTGACACGAACATCAACATCAATGTCGAAGCAGGCGGGTTGTCAACGCCACAAGATACGGGGGCAGCCGTGATTGATGCACTTGCCGCGTATGTGCGCGCCAATGGCACTATCCCGATCAATGTCGGGGCGTTCGTCGGCGTGATCTGACATGGCAACGACGCTTGTCTTTGGTGAACAGATCACCGTTCTCGCTGCTCTTGGGTTCGTCGTTCGAGAGTTCACGCTTGACAGCAGCCAACTTGACGGTGAGGACGTACTTGACGGAACACTTGACGGTGTAGACATCTCGCCTTATGTGCGAAGCATGTCGATCAATCGTGGTCGTTCAGACGCGTTCTCATCGTTCAGGGCTGGCACATGCACCGTCGTGTTGAACAACAACGATCGACGGTTTGATCCGATCAATCAATCATCACCCTATTGGGATGTCACGACAAACAAGTCGGGTGTCACACCACGTCGACGCTTCGAAGTGTTATCAAACGGAATACCGTTATTCACGGGACGTATCACCGACATTGATGTCGCCTACTCCTTTGATCTGAGTACGGTGACGATCACCGCGTCAGACGACTTCGTGTTGATCGCAAACGCCTTCACGGGTAGCGCGTTCACACCGAGCGCAGAACTGTCGGGAACACGTGTCACGAACATACTTGACTTGCCTGAGATCAACTATCCGTTGGCAACACGTGACATCGATGCAGGAGTGTCGACGTTGGGCGCGTATCAAGTCAGCGCGAACACCAACGCTGCCGCCTACCTGCAACGTGTTGCTGAGTCAGAACAAGGTTTGTTCTTCTGCGCAGCAAACGGTGATCTGACATTCACCGATCGTGTGACAGCGACATTCGCGTCGCCCGTGACAACGTTCGCGGATGACGGATCAGGCATCGTCTATCAAGGCATGGAAACAATCTACGATCAGAAGTTCTTGTTCAATCGTGTTCAAGCAACGATCGAAGGCGGGTCGGTGCAGGCGGCTGATGATGCGACAAGTCAAACAGAGTATGGGATTGCAACGTTGTCGATCGACAACTTGTTGTTGGCAACCAACACGGCTGCCTTGACATTGGCAGAAAGTTTGCTAGACATCTACAAAGAACCTGCTTACCGTTTCGACAACATTCAGTTGATCGTTTCAGCGTTGAGTGAAGCGAACCGTGACATCGTGTTGGGATTAGAGATGGGCGATGTGATCACGGTGACGCGAACATTCGCGACGGGTTCACCCGCATCGGTGTCCGATGACTATGGGATTGAACGCATAGTGCATCAGATCACGCCCGATCGACATGTCGTCACACTCGGATTGTATGTTGCCGACATCGTGTTCCCGTTCACGTTGAACGACGTGACATTCGGGGTATTGGACACCGACAACGCGGTCACATAAGCAGTAGGATCAAGGTATGGCTATCACGGGAACGAAACTTTGGGCAAGTGGCGAAGTCGTCACGGCTGCAAACGTCAATCAATACTTGATGCGCGGCGTGAAGGTGTTTGCCAATGCTACGACCCGCACGAACGCCTATGGTGGTGTCGGTGAACCTACACTAGAAGCAGGCGAAGTGTCGTATCTGCTTGACACGCTGACTATGGAAGTCTACAACGGTGCAGCGTGGGTAGCAATCAGCGGCGGTGCTGACGTTCTACAAGTTCAAGTGTTCAGTTAGGAAGGAACAAGAATGGCGACATACGACAAGATCGTTCTGAGTGGATCAACTGACGGACAAGGCATCCTTGTCGCAGCGACCGCATCAAGTGGCACGACAATCCACACCGCATCATCAACGACGACGACATTCGATGAGATCTGGTTGTATGCGGTGAACACGTCAGCATCGAGCGTCAAGTTGACGATCGAATGGGGTACAACGACTGCACCAAACGGGAACATCGAACTTACTGTCCTGCCAGAAGCGGGTCTTGTCACCGTCGTGCCTGGGCTTGTGTTGAAAGGAAACGCAACCCCGCTAGTGGTTCGTGCGTTCGCAGCGACTACCAATGTTCTTGTCGTTCATGGTTTCGTGAACCGCATCACGGCATAGGTGATCGATGTCTACTGCTCGCCGTCAACTTGGGTATGTGTCATCGCAGTCGTCGCAGGTTGTGCCGACGATGGCTTTCTTGAGTGTTGAGTATCTGCTTGTCGGTGGCGGCGGTGCTGGTGGCTGCTTTACTCGTTTCGGTGCGTTTGCTAGTGGTGGCGGCGGTGGTGGTGGATTCGTCACAGGAACAGGCATCATCGGCAAGACCACCTACACCGTGAAGGTCGGTGCAGGTGGCGCGGTGCCTGCTTCAACCGACATAGGAACAGGTAATACTGGCACGGCTAGTTCATTTATTAGTAGTGCGAATGGTGGCGGCGGCGGCGGCTATGCATCTGTTGGGGGTCTTGGTGGTTCTGGCGGTGGTGCTGGTGGCGAGAGCAGAAGTGGTGGTTCTGGCATAAGCGGTGAAGGCAACAATGGTGGAGCCACGACGGGTAGTGTGCAAACTAACGGCGGTGGCGGCGGTGGTGCTGGTGGAACAGGAAGCAACGGTTCTGGCACGACAGGTGGCGCAGGTGGTGCGGCTTCAACGAACAACTACACGGGTAGCAGCATTTCTTACTCTGGTGGCGGTGGTGGCGGTGGAAGTACGGCTGGCGGTACGGGCGGAACTAATGCAGGGAATGGCGGCGTTAGTTCTGGAACTAATGGAACTGCTAACCGTGGTGGTGGTGGTGGTGGTGCTTACAACACAACAAGCCAAGGTGCTGGCGGCTCGGGTCGTGTTGTCGTTCGGTGGCTCACCGCAGAAGCAGCAGGCGCAGGTCTTACTTTCTCAACGACAGGCACGACAACGAACGGAACTGACGGTTCTTACACTTGGTATGCGTGGGATTCCACAGGAACTTTGGTGGTTTCGTAATGGCACATTTCGCAAAGATCGAGAACGGTGTGGTGCGTGAGGTGATCGTCGTCGGTAATGATGATGCGCCGACAGAAGCCGCAGGTAAAGCGTTCATCGCAAGTATTGGTCTTGGTGGTGAGTGGGTGCAGACTTCGTACAATGCGAATCCGATCGAAGGTGCTGATCGTGGGAAGTTTGCTGGTATCGGTGACATTTGGAATGGGTCGCAGTTTGTTTCGTCGTCAAGTGAGGTGACAGAATGACGCGTTCCTACATGGGCTATGTCTCATCGCAGACAACTGACACACTCGCTATCTTAGATTACGGTGTCGCATCTGGCGGCACGTTGACAACACCTAGCGATGGTGGTTTCACGTGGCAGTTGTTGTCATTCACGGGCGATGGCACGTTGACTGTGAGCGAGGCTGGCTTGTTTGATTTCTTCGTACTGAGCGCGGGCGGTGGCTTAGGACGAGCCAGCAGCGGTTCGTCTGGTGGCGCTGGCGCTGGCGGCGGTATCCTTACTGGTACGGCTTATTTTGCGGCTGGAACATACGCGGTAACTGTCGGCGCTGGTGGCGCTGCAAACAGCAACGGCGGCAACATCGGCGGTTGGAGTGGGATCGGATCTCGTCTCGTCATGGTAGGCGGTGGCGGAGGACGTAAGAACCAAGGTGGTGAAACGACTATGTCAATCTGGGGAGCCAACGGTGGTGGTGGTTGCCAAGGAGACTCAGGTACGCCATACGCCGTTCAATCTGGCGCTACATCGGCGATCAACGGTTTTTCAGGCGGTCAGGGCTACAACAACAGCAACTACGCTGCAGGCGGTGGCGGTGGCGGTGCAGGTGGCGCTGGTGCGAACTACACGCAAACTGGCGGACAAGAAACCATGAAAGGCGGCGCTGGTGGCGTCGGCTTGTCGTACTCGTGGACTGGCTCATCTGTTGGCTACGGCGGCGGTGGTGCTGGTGGACACTCAACAACGCAAGCCGTGACAGCAGGCACGGATGGCGGCGGTAGCGGAACGAATCAGACGACGACCAATACAAGCGGAACAGCGAATCGTGGCGGTGGTGCAGGCGGATTCGCACGCATGAACCAAGACCCGCCGTTTACTGCGGCTGCTGGTGGGTCGGGTCTTGTGATGGTGAGGTTTAGGTAATGGCACACTTTGCATGGCTCGACGAACACAACAAAGTGTTTCAAGTGAGTGTTGTGATCAACAGCGACATTCAGGATTTGTCGTTCCCTGAATCAGAGGCAGTAGGTGTTGCTTATCTGACTCAGGTTCATGGTGCTGGTAAGACTTGGAAGCAAACTTCGTACAATACTTACCGCAAGTATGAAGCAACTTGGAACAACGATGATGAACGCATCGAAACAAGCCGCACCTATGTCGGTAGTTTTCATGCAAACGGTGGCACACCATTCAGGGGTCAGTATGCTGGCATCGGTGATTACTATGACGCGCAACTTGATGAGTTTGTGACATTGCCATGATCACATTCAACGACAAACACAAGTCAATGGTTGCGTCATACGTGCGCAGCGTGATAGGTGCGATCTGCGCGGTCGCAGCGACTGGCAACTATGCGCCTGATGATCTTGCAAAGGCGGCTCTTGCAGCCGTGTTGCCACCATTGTTGCGTTGGGCAAACTCCAACGATCCTTCGTTCGGGCGCGGGTCGTGAAGGCGCGACGATACACGGGAACACAAGACGGGATCGCAAAGGGGCGACGTGCGGGAATGACCGCATGGATCAAGAATGTCATCGAGTTGGGTGACGGTGCGTTGTGGAACAACGGTGACTTCATGGTCAGGAACATGCGCGGCAAACAGTCGTTGAGTGTTCACGCAACGGGTCGCGCCGTAGACATCTCTTACCGTTTCATGCGCAACATTGGCAAAGGTTCGTTGACTCGCGGGATCGAAGAAGGCGGGCGACAAGTTGCAATCAATGTCATGCGAACATTGGTGAGCAATGCTGACTTGATTGGGCTTGAACTGATCTTGGATTACTACCCGCAACCGTTCGGGCGCGGGTGGCGATGTGATCGACGGGAATGGATCAAGTATGACGTTCGCACGATCGAAGGCGCGCCGAACGGCGACTGGTTCCATTGTGAAGTGATGCCGACGTTTGCCGATGATCCCGACCTAGTCAATGCTGCGTTCGCATCATTGCGTCAGATACCCTAAGTGACATGGAAACATCAATCATTGTCGCGATCGTGACGGGAACGTTCACGATCATTGTTGCAATGATCAATAAGTTTCGACGCGAGAACCACGATGATCATGCGTCTGTCATGAATGAGTTGAAGAAGGTGGGTCGACAAGTCGAACGTGTCGGCAACAAGGTTGATCGTCACATTGAATGGCATGCACAAGGGGGCAATGGTGGCGGGTCTGCTGACCGAGATCAAGGCTGAGAAACGCGTCGAGCGTCGCAAACGTATCGATGACATCGCGGATCAACTTGATGACAATGATCGCAAAGAGTTTCTAGCCGCGCTTGACGATCACACGATCCCTGCCGTGTCGATCGTGCGTGTGATGCAACGTCGCGGGTTCAAGTTGTCAGAAACAATGGTGTCGAACTGGCGACGGGGGTTGTATGTCGGGTCTGAGTGATGAACTGCGTGATCAACGCGCACTTGATGACAATGTTGACTTGTTGCGTGTTCGACGTGAACGCGACAGCGCGGTCAAAGAAGTTGCTCGATTGACTGAACAACTTGCGTCGGTGCAACGTGCGTTGACGTTCGTTGAACATGTCGAGTCCCAACATCTGCAACCGATCGCGTGGGCGATGCCAAAGAAACCGTCAAGCAAAGCGTCAGCGACGTTGATGTTGATGTTGTCTGACTTGCATCTCGATGAAGTCGTCGAACCTGCCGAAGTTGAAGGATTGAACGCATACAACCGCGCGATCGCACGCATCAGGTTGGAACGTTGGTGTGCGAACGTCGTCAAACTGTCACGTCACTATCTTGCGGGCATGAAGTATGACGGTTGTGTCGTGATGTTGGGTGGTGACATCTTCTCGGGTGACATTCACGAAGAACTACAACAAACGAACGAAGACACGATGTTGTCGTCGTTTCTCTATTGGTGTGAACACATTGCGTCTGCGCTCGATCTGCTTGCAGGCGAGTTCAAGCATGTTCATGTTGCGGGTGTTGCTGGTAATCATGGGCGCACGACACGCAAACCGCGAATGAAGATGCGCGCACGCACAAACTTTGATTGGTTGTTGTGCAAACAGTTAGAACGGTTCTTCAAAGACGATAAACGTTTCACGTTCACCGTTCCCGAAGGTACGGATGCGATCGTGCAGGTGTATGACTCGACGCACTTGTTGTCGCATGGTGATCAGGTGAGTGGTGGTGGTGGGATTGGTGGGATCTATCCACCGATCATGCGGATGCGCGCACGTAAGGCGCAACGGTTCTTGGCAACGGGTCAAACGTTCGACACACTTTGGATTGGGCATTGGCATCAATACTTGCCGTCACCGTCACTTGTCGTGAATGGATCGATGAAGGGCATCGATGAGTATGCCTATGTGAACAACTTTGGGTTTGAGCAGCCGCAGCAGGCGTTGGCGATCGTTGCGCCGAACAAAGGCATCACGTTGCACGCGCCTATCTTCTGCGTGGATCGCAAGAAGGAAGGTTGGTGAACATGAACGACGCATTAGCAGGCGCGCTCTTGTTTGGGGGGTGTGTTGATGGGGGTCGGGTAGTTTCGCGCAGCAGACGCGTTCTGACGCGCCTATGCGACCCTTCTACGCGCAGGGTGTCACCGACATTGCAGATTGACAAGGAAGGTTGATGTCATGGTCGAGCGAACGAAGGCGGTAGTTGTTTGGCATGATGCCCACGCGGAAACGTCATGGGTTGACTTTGATGACATCGATCAGGAACCTTGCATCGTCGAAACGTGCGGTTGGTTGTTGCCCGAAGCCAAGAAGGGTCATGTCGTTGTTGCGCAATCGATCACGAACGAAGACGGGTTGGACAATGTGTTGTGCATACCAATCGGCATGATCGTGTCGGTTCGAGTAATCTGACAAGTGCGTTCAACGCGACGGGTCGCGGTTTCCCCTTCCCCACCCTTCGCGGGCGACGCGTCGATGTTGTTGTCGGCGCGTCGCTGAACGCATCGCATAGCGGGCGCGCTCTGATGCAGGGGTGTCATCATGGGGGGTCGGTGGGTTTGACGCAGCACGCGCGTTCTGATGCGCCTTAGCGACCTTTCTACGATCGTGGTGTCACTCGGTTGTTGATTGGGTGGGTTCGATCGATGTCGGTTGGAAGTGATTGCGAACGATGTCATCGATCTGTCGTTCGATCATCCAATCGATGTGATACCCGTACCGCGTGATCGTGTGTCGATCCTTGATCGTCGTGCGCCACCTTCGTTCGGTCAACCAGATGAGAGTCGCATAGAACGCGTGATCGTGTTTGTGGTATCCCGCGCAATGAACAATCTCATG